AGCAAGAAGATGGTTTCGATCCATTGTTTACTCCACGATGGGAATGATGTCATTCGTCATTGTCGTGATCCTTTCTGGCGATGAGTGCAGCTAGGGCGGCGCCTACGGCCGCCGCGATGATGGCGATGATCATGGTTCGACGTGATGCACCCCGGGCACACTGGCCCGGGGCAGGGTTGACATCAGGCGCGCGCCCAGGTGGGCAGCGCATCGACCACGAGGTCAGCAGCATCGGTGCGCAGGGGCATCATGACGCCGATGGCCCCACGCCCCAGTTGAGACACACGAGCGGCGCTCACCAGGCCGTTCTGGTGGATCACGGGATGCGCTTTGCTGCTACCCGTCAGCAGGGCGCGAACGTCGCCCCAGAGCCCGTAGTACGCGGGGTCGTACTGCCCAGCCTCACCCGAGCACATGGCGGGCATCACGCGGCGCCAGTCCGGATAGCGCCCGTCCACCAGCTTGCCGCTGGCCGTGGTGGCACCCTGCACGCTGCAGGCCCCCTCCTCGCCGATGGTCAGCGTGATCGGCAGGCTATTGCGTCCGGACTTCATGGGCTTGACGGCGTCGAGCATCGTACGGTCGATGATGTACTGTCCGATGGTGCGCTCCTCGATGTCTGCCTCTTCGACGGGCACGGCCAGCATCACGCAACCGTCTGTGGCCACGAGGGTAACGTCCGATGCGCGGACGTCGATCAGGATGCCATTGAGGTAGTACCTGATGTCACCCTTCGGGGCGATGGTCAGCAGGGCCTTGATGACGTCATGTGCGATGGTCAGCTTCATGGTCTTCTCTCCTTGGTGGTAGTAGGTCAAAAGGGCGCCGGTTCGTCCGGCAGGGGTGCCCGTGGCGCACTGGGCACGCGCTCGGGCTTCGTGGTGGGCGGGTGCTCGGGGTAGTCGAGCACCCGCACCGGGAACGGCCAGGTTCGCCCGCGCCAGGGGCAGGCATGGGCGCGGTGGCCGGTGCGGCCGCATAGGGTGCAAACGGGGTCGGTGCTCACAGCAGCCCCCTTTCCGCGAAGCTCACGACCTCCGGATTGCCCACGACCACGTGGTCGATGATGCGCACATCCACCAGCGCGAGGGCATCCTTCAACGTCGCGGTCAGGTGCTGGTCAGCACGCGAGGGTTCAGCGGTGCCCGACGGGTGGTTGTGTGCCAGGACGACAGCGCCGGCATTCAGGGACAGCGCGCGCTTGACAACCTCGCGCGGGTAGACGCTGCTCTGCGAGAGGGTGCCGCGGAACATCGACTCAAAGGCGATGATCCGAAGTTGAGAATCGAGGAACAAAACCCCGAACTCCTCATGCCCATCCGCGGTTGGCCGCGCGAACTGCAGGCGCAGGTAGTCCTTTACCTGCGCCGGGGATGACATCGCATCCCCGGTGCGGATGCGGGCATCCAGGATGCGCAGAGCATGCGCGATGACGGCATCGTCGTCCGCGGACGATGCTGCCGCGTAGATGGGGGGATCGATGGACTGCACGGTCGGCATGGTTCACTCCTCGCTGATCGGATGAACAGGCACGAACACATAGCCGGTGTTATCCGGCAACGATCCGCCTAGGTACTTGCGACCCCAGCCGAGCTTGTCGGCCAGGGCCTGCGCCGCGACCCGATGGGCAGCCTGCCCGTCGATGTCGGCCGGAAACAGGATCGTGACCGATCCGGCGTCAGCCGTGGCCCTGATGCGCGAGCCCCGGGTGTTGCTCGGGGGCAGGTACTTTGTGACGATGGCTTGCATGTCAGGTTCTCCTCAGGTAGTCGATTGATGTTCAGCCGCGCTCCACGCCCGCCACGCTCGGCAGCGCGCGCCCGTGGGCGTCGGTCCAGGTGGTGGATACCATCGCGCCGGCCGGCATCACGTCGGGCGCATCGAGGGGGCCGCCCGCCAGGGTGAGGGCTGCCAGGGACGCGCCGGTGTTGGGCCAGGTGGCCCAATAGACCGCGTCGCGGGAGGTCACACCACCGGTGCGGTGGTGAAGGGGGTAGTCGATGATGCGGGGCATTGTCAACCCCAACGCACGATGGCCGACTGGCCGTCGCGGTAGATCGCCACGAAGGGCCCTTGGTGGTACGTTTCAACCCCATTGCGCTCCAGCGTCACCCCGTGCGGGGAACCGTCAACGCGGCGCCCCCAGAGGACGCGCTGGGGGTTCCAACCCTTGGCGATCAGGGCATCCCGCAGGGCGGGGGACATTTCGGTGGTCGTCATGTCATTCTCTCCTATGTGTGTCAGTGAACGAAATGGATCATAGGCCCGTTGACGCGCTAGTGTCAACGGGTCAATGTCTGCCAGTGGATGCCGCCCGCGTGGCAGCATTCACGCAGGTGATCAGTGAGGTCGTCCCGAAGGTCGTCGAGGGTGTACTCGGGCTCGGGGTCAACCGCGAGCCAATCCGAGTACAGGGCCACCAGGGCGGCGCGATCTTGTGCGGCATCCAGGGCCGCGCACATGGTGCGAAGGGTTGCGAGCATGGTCTCAGGCTCCGTAGTAGTTAGGTGCAATGGGATGATAGGTCCATTGCACCATGCTTCAGTGAGTGAAAACCCTAGGTTTGTGCAGTGTACCTAGGGGCTGCCTGCGACACTGTGACAGGGAATGGGGTAGTCGATGTCCCGAAAACGGATCAAATTCGGGTTCGGCTGCGACACTGTGACAGAAAACGATGGGGGTGCGACACTGCGACAGGGTACCTGATTTTGGGGGATTCCGTGTAAAGGCGCAGTGTCGTAGCCGATTCGAACTCGTCAATGGGACAACGATCCATCGCCTCATCGCACTATTCCCGGACCCAATGAACAAAGGGCCCGTAGGCCCCTTGATTCACTGCACTTAGGAGTTCAGCGCATGTTGATGTATCCGGGCATCCCTGCCCAGTCGGCCAGACGCTTCGCATCATGCCGATCAGCAAGATGCATGATCAGGTACTTCGCCAGGGACTCCGCCTCGTCAGAGTCTCGTCGTGCGATCAGGTACTCGTCGTGTGACCGGTGATGACCGACCATCCGGTAGTGGCGCCCGATGCGATGGCGCAGGGACTGCGCCAATGCATGGATGTCCCGCTGGTTCATGCTCTCGCTCCTGTAGTTAGGGAACCGGGGCCACGCGGGCCCCAGGTGCCTGTCAGATGATGAATTCCGGGTGGCCCTTGACACCCAGTTCGTCGGCCACCTGCAGAAGGGCCACGCGACTCTTCTTCGTCAGGGATGCCCGGATCAGCGCAGACAGGACCCGGGCCACATGGCCTGAATCGATCAAGTTCGCTTTACCCCAACGAACCAGATTGCTGACCTCGCGTTGCTCTGCCTTGTTCATACTCTCTCACTCCTGTGTTGCCGTGCGTCACTGCACAAAAGCAATCATAGTCCAATGGTGCAATGACGCAATAGGGTAAACCCTAATCCTGCGCATCCGGGGTAGCTGGGTGACCCGGCACCCCGGCACCCCTGTGCCCTGGGCTGCAGGGGGCCGGCAGGGGCGGGGTGCCGTGGGGCAGGGGGCCGGCAGGGGGGGGGTGCCGTGGGGCGGGGGTACCCATCGACCGGGGGTCGCGCGGGTTCAAAAACGGAAGGTCCACCAAAAATTTTTGCACCCCCGCACCCTCCAACCCCATTGCACCAATTAATCATCAATCCATTGCACCAACAGCATCCCGCACCAACCCACCCCACCAGAATCCCAGCACCCCCACACCATCACCACCCTGCTACACTTCGACCTATGGAGCAGCACTCGCCCGTCGCTCAGGCACCTTCGATCCCTGACTGGCTCGAACCCGGCACGCCTGACCAACCCCTCGTAGACCAATCCCTGTCGCAGCGTCGCAGGGAGATCAGTCGCGCGCACCAGGAGGCGATGTTCGACTGCATGTTCGAGCGGGTGCTCGGCGAGATGGTCAAGGGACGCACGCTGAAGAATGTGCTCGACAGCGACGTGCGCGGCGTCGAGTACGAGGCCTTCTTCCGATGGATCAAGCGCGATGCGGCTCGCATGGAGCGCTACAAGGAGGCCAAGGAGCTTCGGACGGAGTGGTGGGCGGGACGCCTCGTCGAGATCGCCGAGGCCGACGACTCGGTGGAGGACGTCGCACGGTCCAAGCTGCGCATCGACACGTACAAGTGGCTCATGGGCGCCGACAATCGTCGGGTCTATGGGGACACGAAGCTGGTCGAGATCAGCGAGTCGATCAGCATCAGGGCGGCGCTGGAGAGGGCCAGGGCACGGCTCCCGGCCGCCGATGTGGTGGACGTGATCGAGGTGGAGGCCGTGGGCGATGAGGTGATGCAAGCGATCACCAACGACCCCTCGTCGAGCGATGAGGGGGACGAGTCGTGACGGTGCAGCGTCAGCGGTACAGCGCGGAGGAGGAGCAGGCGCTGATGACGCAGCTCTGGTCGCCGCAGGTCGCCGACGACCCGGAGACGTTCGTGATGTTCGCGTTCCCGTGGGGTGAGAAGAACACACCCCTCGAACACTTCAAGGGTCCGCGGGCCTGGCAGCGCGAGGTGCTCAGGTCGATCACTCGTCACATTCGTGAGAACAGGGCCCCGGGGGCCACGCTGGCTGCCATGCGGTCGGCCATCGCATCGGGTCGGGGGATCGGGAAGTCGGCACTCGTCAGTTGGCTCATCCTGTGGATGCTCTCCACTCGGATTGGATCGTCGGTCATCGTGTCGGCCAACAGCGAGCCGCAGTTGCGCTCGGTGACGTGGGGTGAGTTGACCAAGTGGGCCGCGATGCTGATCAATGCTCACTGGTGGGAGCCGAGCGCCACGAAGCTGACGCCCGCGGGGTGGCTGACCACGCTGGTCGAGCGGGATCTGAGCAAGGGAACGCGCTACTGGGGCGCCGAGGGGAAGTTGTGGTCGGAGGAGAACCCGGATGCGTACGCCGGGGTCCACAACCACGACGGGATGATGGTAATCTTCGACGAGGCCAGCGGCATCCCGGACAGCATCTGGAGCGTGGCTGCGGGCTTCTTCACCGAGCCCATCGTCGACAGGTACTGGATGGCGTTCAGCAACCCTCGCCGGCCGAGCGGGTACTTCTACGAGTGCTTCTCGTCCAGGCGGGACTTCTGGCAGACGCGGCAGATCGACGCTCGCACGGTCGAGGGCACCGACAAGGCGGTGTACGACCAGATCATCGCGGAGCACGGCGAGGACAGCCGGGAGGCGCGCATCGAGGTGTATGGTCAGTTCCCGACGACGGGGGACGACCAGTTCATCGACGTGACCCGGGTGGACCAGGCGATGATGCGCGAGGTGGTGCGCGACCCGAGCGCACCCATCGTGGTGGGCGTGGACCCGGCGCGCAGCGGGGCCGACAGCACGGTGATCGCGGTGCGTCGGGGGCGTGAGGTGCTGACGCTGCGTCGCTACAAGGGCGACGACACGATGACGGTCGTGGGGCACGTGATCAACACCATCGAGGAGTACCGTCCGGTGCTGACGGTGGTGGACGAGGGTGGCCTGGGCGCCGGGGTGCTTGACAGACTCAAGGAGCAGCGTTACAAGGTGCGCGGTGTCAACTTCGGATGGAAGTCGAGCAGGCCGGCGATGTACGGCAACAAGCGCGCGGAGATGTGGGGTGCGCTGAAGGACTGGCTCTCCACGGCGTCCATCCCGCGCGACAAGAACCTGCGGGACGACCTGACCGGCCCGAAGGTCAAGCCGAACAGCGCCGGGGCGATCTTCCTCGAAAGCAAGAAGGAGATGAAGGCCCGTGGTCTTGCGTCGCCCGATGCTGCCGATGCACTGGCAGTCACTTTCGCGTTCCCCATCGGCACGGACGACCCCGTGCTCAACCAGCGCAGCCCGTCGCACTCCCGCGTGGCGGTGCCGACGGTAAACTACTGGAACGCGACACGATAGAGAGCACCCAATGGCCCGCCCTTCCAACGAACAGCGCATGAACGACGTCCACCAGGAGGCGCTGGCGGAGTTCGACAAGATTCAGACCGCGCTGCGTGACGAGCGCCTGCAGTGTCTGCAGGACCGTCGCTTCTACTCCATCGCCGGGGCGCAGTGGGAAGGGCCGCTGTTCTACCAGTACGAGAACAAGCCGCGGCTGGAGGTCAACAAGATCGCGCTGGCCGTGCAGCGCATCTTCAGCGAGTATCGGAACAACCGCATCTCGGTGAACTTCATCTCAAAGGACGGGTCGAAGCGGCGCGACCTGGCCGACATCTGCGACAAGCTCTACCGGGCCGACGAGCAGGACTCGTGCGCCGAGGAGGCCTACGACAACGCCTTCGAGGAAGGCGTGGCCGGTGGGTTCGGTGCCTGGCGCCTGCGGGCCGAGTACGAAGACGACGAAGACCCCGACAACGAGTACCAGCGCATCAGGATCGAGCCGATCTTCGACGCGGACTCGTCGGTGTTCTTCGACCTGAACGCCAAGCGGCAAGACAAGTCGGACGCCCGGCATTGCTTCGTGCTGACCAGCATGACCCGGGCGTCGTACATCCGGGAATGGAAGGACGATCCGGCGTCGTGGCCCAAGATCATCCACCAGTCCGAGTTCGACTGGCAGACGCCCGACGTGGTGTACGTGGCCGAGTTCTACCGCAAGGAGCACGTCCGCGAGACGCTGCACATCTTCGAGGCCATCGACGGCAGCGAGGAGAAGTACCTCGACAGCGAACTGGACGACGACACCCGGGCCGCGCTGGAGGCCGTGGGCACCGTGGAGGTCCGTCAGCGCAAGATCAAGCGCGACCGGGTGCGCAAGTACATCATGTCCGGCGGCAAGGTGCTGGAGGACTGCGGGTACATCGCGGGCAAGTGCATCCCGGTGATCCCGTTCTACGGCAAGCGGTGGTTCATCGACAACATCGAGCGCTGCTCCGGGCACGTGCGCACGGCCAAGGATGCGCAGCGGCTCAAGAACATGCAGTTGTCGAAGCTCGCCGAGATCAGCGCGCTGTCGAGCATCGAGAAGCCGATCCTGACGCCCGAGCAGGTAGCCGGTCACCAGGTGATGTGGTCCGAGGACAACATCAAGAACTACCCCTACCTGCTGATCAACCCGATCACGGGGCCGGACGGGAACATGCAGGTCGGTGGGCCGGTGGCCTACACCAAGTCGGCATCGGTGCCCCCGGCGCTGGCCGGGCTGCTGCAGATCACCGAGCAGGACATCCGCGACCTGCTGGGCAATCAGGAGCAGGGCGACAAGATCGTCGCCAACGTGTCGGGCAGCGCCATCGAGGCGGTGCAGCAGCGCCTGGACATGCAGAGCTACATCTACATCTCCAACATGTCGAAGGCGATTCGGCGGTGCGGTGAGGTGTGGCTCTCGATGGCCAAAGACCTGTACATCGAGCCGCGGCGCAAGATGAAGGGCGTGGGCCTGCAGAACGAGGTCGAGGGCGTCGAACTGATGAAGCCCATGATGGGCGAGGCTGGCGAGATCGAGTACGAGGCCGACCTGAGCACGGCGCACTTCGACGTGGCTGTGGACGTCGGCCCGTCGTTCCGCTCCCAGCGTGAATCCATCGTTCGTTCGCTGACGAACCTCGTGGCCATCACGCAAGATCCGCAGACGCAGGCGGTGCTACAGGCCATGATCGTGATGAACATGGAGGGCGAGGGCATCGCCGACGCGCGCGAGTACTTCCGCAAGAAGCTCGTCGAGATCGGGGTGCTCAAGCCCAACGAGGAAGACATCGCCGCGGCGCAGCAGGCGGCGCAGAACGCGCAGCCCGATCCCAACGCCGTGTTTATCGAGGCGGCTGCCAAGAAGGCCACCGCCGAGGCCACGCGCGCCGAGGCCGATGCGATCAAGACGCTGGCCGACACCGAACTCATCAAGGCCAAGACGGTCGAGACGCTCGACCGTCTGCAACTGGACGCCGATCAGCAGATGATCGACGTCGTGCAGTCGATTGGCCAACAGGCCAGACCCGTGCAATAATGCGGAAACGGTATCCGCCCGGCCGTCTCAACGGGTGAGTATGGGGTTACGATGAACCAGAAGGCAGAAGGAAGCGAGACCGACCAGGAAAACGTGGCAGTTCTGGATGCACCCGGGGCGACCAACGACGAGACCAATTCCGTCGCGGCCGATCAGGACAACGCAGCCGAGCAACACGATCCCGAGGAAGTCGTGGTTTCCATCGGGGAGGAAGCGCCGCCTCCCGAAGAGAGCGAGCCCGCGCGCGAATGGGTACGCAAGTTGCGGAAGTCACACCGCGAGGCTCAGAGGAAGATTCGAGAGTACGAGAGCAAGCTGCAGGCTCTGCAGGCCACCGAGAACAAGCCGGTGACTGCTGGAGCGAAGCCCAAGCTCGAAGACTTCGACTACGACTCTGATCGGTACGAAACGGCTCTGGAGCAGTGGTACGACCGCAAGCGCCAGGCCGCCGAAGCGGAAGCCAAGGCCAAGGCTGCTGAAGAAGAGCAGGCGAAGTCGTGGCAGGCCAAGCTGGAGGCCTACGGGAAGGCGAAAGCCGACCTGAAGGTCAAGGACTACGACGAGGCCGAGGAACTTGCGCAGCAGGTCTTCAGCACGGTCCAGCAAGGCGTCATTCTGCAAGGTGCCGACAACCCCGCACTGGTGGTGTACGCACTCGGGAAGAACCCGAAGAAGGCCAAGGAAATCGCATCGTTGACCGATCCGGTCAAGTTCGCGTTCGCGGTCGCCAAGCTGGAGAAGGATTTGAAGGTGACGCCCCGCAAACCGACGCCCGCCCCCGAACGGACCATCAACGGCGATGGTCCCAAGTCTGGGACGGTGGATTCGCAACTGGAACGGCTGCGCGCCGAAGCGGAGAAGACCGGGAACTACTCCAAGGTCTTCGCGTACAAGCAGCAGCAGAAACGCAACAAGTCCTGATAGGAATTCATCATGACCACCAACTCGTT